CATTGTTCTTGTTCTGGACCTACAACGAATTTCAACTGTCCTTTTGAGGACGTATCATAATATTGGCGTACCACATCTGGCTTGATAGCTTTCTCTCTCTTCTCACCAGCTACAGTCCATAGCTTAGGTGATACTGAGAAGAACGCTTCAGGCCCAAACACTTGTGACTTAACAACCTTTACAAAGTCATCAGTAAGCGCTTGAGTTCCATTAGTCTCCCAAGTAACAGATTGTGGTATGTTCTGTGCTGCATTGAACCGTGTCCCATAGATTGGTCCTCCAGGCATGTCTCTTAGAGCATCATAGATCTCTAAGAACGCCATCTGGGCATGGCGCATCAGTGGCTCACCACCTGTAATGCATAGGTGCTGCCATTGATAAGAATTGGGATGACGGAACCATCCATTAGGATTAGATTCCGTCTTCAATATATCTGTAATCTTCTGAGCAAGCTCTTTGCCAGTAGCTTGACCCATAAGATGTTTAAACTTCTTTGACCATGTATACGAACTATCACAGCCCTTCTCCCATACAGGTAGATCTTCTACTCGATCTACACTCTTAGGATCAAAGTCGTTGTATGGTAATTCGTAGGTCTCAGGCTTAGTCGGAAACATCTGACCAAAACCATCACATTGAAGATTACATAGAAAGAATCGAATCCAAGCAGTGGGGACACCTGTGTAGTGTCCCTCACCTTGAATGCTGTGGAAGATCTCACTATAGTAATACTTCTTTTCTTTAGATGCTGTAGATTGCACTGTTTGCTCCATGCTCTGCACATTCGACCGATACAACCCAGCATCGTCCGTCTGTCATTTCTTTTACTAGTTTATTTGCATAATTATACGCATGTTCAGCAAACTTCTCAACACCAACACCATTAAGTACTGTCAGTTCAGCAACACCTGCTTGCTGTAGTGTCTCGAAGTGATACATCATAGGATCATTCTCATCTAAGACAACCTTATGATCAAATGTTTCTTCTAGCCAAGCCTTGAGTGGTTTTAGACCACCAAAGTCAACAACCCAGTTACGCTTATCGAGTTCTGCTGCTGCAAAAGTAAACTTAAACTGTAGACTGTAGCCATGCAAAAAGCGACAGTGTGAATGATCAGCATGTGGCTGTCGAAAGCATGCTGATAGACCAATGTTGTGGCCGTATGTCTTTGTACTATAAAATGGCATTCGTATCTCCTATAATAACGATCCTTGCATGGCACCTTCTAATTTCTTAATGCCTAGCGCCCAATTCTCAGCAGCGTCCTCTACATAACGTAAGGACTTACCTTTAAACTCTTCTGTATAGAATCGATTCTTCCTATCATCGAAGTACTTAATATAGAAGAATTCTTCTTTTAAGTCAACGTGTAGTTCACAATATTCTGTACTATCATCTTTGTAAAAGGTGCTGAGATGTTTTCCCATATTTATTCCTCCGTTATAAATTCTATGGCCTTTGGGTATATTTGTGCGATGGCATTGGCTACTTCGACGGCCAATTCCATATGTTCTTTTTGTGTCCCATTTGCAGAACGTAACTCGATGTAATGAATCCAACTACGAATGGTACCGTTAACATAGAGCCTACTAACTGTGTTACCTTCTGGCAAGACTGCTCTTGCTTGTTCTTTTGCGATACCCATTTCGATTGCACACTTGTACGCATGCTTCGCTGCGAATATAACATTTCGTTGTAAATCCTCCCAACGTTTTTGCAAATCTGCATCATCGATAGCAATACTATTCTGACGATTCTTCGGATCTTGTAGACGAGCTTCACGAACTACAAAATCGTCATCAAGATCACGGATGTCAGCATACCGCTGAGAAAACTCTTGGAATGAGAACGAGCGGTGTCTGAGGAGCTGTCTTGCGATGTCTCTGGTTGTAGTGACTTCGATGCAGGCGCTTGCCATTTCGAATGGGGACCAGTGTTTGTGCTTGATGAGGTAGTCAAGTAGCTTTGGCGTTGTTTGAGTGTTAGCTTGGTTCGCCGGATTGGAGACACGGGCGCAATAGGCGATGAGGTCTTGGATGTTATCAAGCCCCTGCATTGCAAGTTCTCCTGCGTGGATACGACCAACGGGTTGGCTATAGGATATGAGACGTGCATCCATTAACCCTGCCCTCGGTTCTTTTTATAGCTACGTTTCTTATGTTTATTCATTGATGATGTTTTAACATTCCGACGACCAATGCTGGTCTTCTTTGCATTTGTAAAGCCTTTAGCCATTGTTACTCCATTTTAAAATCTTTAAATCGTTCATTCATTTGAGACTTGTCAAAGGCTGGTGCGTCATCAACAACACCTTCCTCTGGCTGATCTGCATCATACAGCCTCATACGTGATCTGTCAATAGAGACCACGAATCTCTTTTTATAGTTGGGGTCATTATATCGGTTCTTCAATTGTTTGACCATAATCTGCCCGAGTGCTTCTAACTCCTCAGAGGAGATCAGAGCAAACATCAAATCTGCGGTGGCAGGCAAACCAAACGACTCAGAAGTATCTTCTAGTCCAGGATCTGACGAGCTATAGCCAGAACGTGTAGTCTGAGTTGCTGATACAATAGGTACATTGAACTCAACTGCAAGACCTCGTAGCTCTTCTGCAATTGCTTTGATATATGTATAAGAGTTAATACTTCCGCCCATACCCTTCATACGAGAGCTTGAGCAGATGTTTAGATAATCGATAAAGATCATCTCTGGTACAAAGTTCTTCTTCAACTTTAGTTCGTTCAGCAATGCACGGAAGTGACCTGCATGAGCAGAACCAGTTGGATACTCTTTAATAATCAACTTACCATTAGTACGAGATGCTAGATCTTCTACTTTAGATGTCAAGATTGGCTTAGAGATATGAGCCATCTGATCGAGTGGAATGTTTAGCAGGTTAGCGTCAATACGTTCAGCAATACGCTCCTCTGCCATCTCCATTGTTATATAAAGAACATTCCGTCCCTGAGCAAGAGCATTACCAGCAACGTGACACATGAACAGAGACTTACCAACACCAGTGCCAGCAAGAGCAATATTAAGCGTCTTGTTTGGTAGACCTCCTTTTGTAATCTTATTAAAGTAATCAAGATCAAACGGGATTCGATCTTCGTCCTCGTGGTAGAAGTCATATCGCTGTTCAACGTTTTCAATGTAGTCGTGACCAACGTTTGTGTCGAACGAGACGGCGAGCGCTTGCGAGAGAAGATCTGGAAGGGCATTCTTTGTAAGTGTCTTATGCTTGCCATCAATGATAGAGATCGATTCCATGATGGCATTATGGATTGCTCGATCTTGACACCACTTCTCTGTAGTATCTTCTAACCATTTCTCGTCAGCTGTTTCTTTTGTGAAGATATTAGGTAAGATCTCCATCGCTGCTGTATACTGATCATCATTAAACTTGTCACTCTGATCAATCTCGATCTTGAACGCATCGAGAGTTGGTAGCTTATTGTACTTCGCTACAAACTGACCAGCCTGCTTGAACAGCTGATTGTATACACCCTGGAAGTACTCAGGCTTAATAAAAGGTAGAACCTTGCGCATGTATTGCTCGTTCGTCAATACATTGCGCAAGATTACTTGTTCTACGTTACTCATAATGTTCCTTCTTCACGCATCTTTGCTCTGATCTTTGTTGCAGAAATACTATGCATATCTTCGCCTAGATTGTGCTCAGTGAAAGTATAGCCAACAGTCCGACCGTAGCTAATGTCCACGATATTAGGAACATTAATAATAATATACTCGTTCGCATAAGTGTATCCCGCTTTGGCAAGTCCATCAATAATATTCCTTACAACTGTTTGTGTGTCAAATGGATTGTCGTCTTGTTTAGTTTCAAGACGTCCGCCAGTAGCATCGTCTCCAACAATGCCACCAACATTACGTACCATTATACACACTTGACCAGTTTCTGCCAACGCACGTTTGAATAATTCTGTATGAGCATCATGCCAAGGCTGCCAACGACCGAGCATCTGAGTAGTAGGTTTCTTTGGATCAAACATGATGTGTCGCCTTTAAATCTTCTGCAAAGTTAATAATTTCTTCATCTGACAGAAACCCTGTGATATGGTAGTCTACATCTTCTGGTCTCTCAAATATCTTGTTTGTGTTGTCGTAACGACCTGCTTCAATTGTATCCATCCAGATAGTAATATCAGCATCAAAGTTTTTACGCGTCTCTCCTGTGGGACAAACAAAATCACAGATGACAGTTCGACCACGAGTAGCTTCAAATGTAGCAATTGTATTCATACGTTCACTCTGACGTCGACGACCAGCATCTGAGAAGTCCCAGTCGTTAGCCATCTTTCGAACAGCATCTGCGTTATACCATGCTGAATTCAAGTGTACATGAAGGCGAAGAGCGAGGTGTGTTTTCCCCGCTCCTGGTAGTCCCATTATTAGAATCTTCATTCTTCCTGATTTCCTATTGCTGATTCAAGGATGCTTAACAACACCTTCTGTACTACAACTTGAAAGTCTTGATCGTCTTCTTTTAGATTATCGTCTGGCGATGAGATCAAACTGTAATCAAAGTGCAGTTCCTCTCCAACAACTTTGATTACATTGAACGTCATCACCGATTCAATGTAATCACCTTTCAAGAATCGAATGTTCCAGTTACCATCTTCTCCAGGAATTAATTCATAGTCTTGTTTTTCTATCATACTGCATCCTCAACAATCTCATCCATTGACACTTGGTTCTGATATCCAATTGTATATTGCTTCTTAACAAACTCTTTGAAGTCTGTATCGTTAAACACCGGATCCCAGAAATCTTTTTCTAAAGTTTGATCATACCTAACCTTACCACCGATCTCACCAGTTTCCATATTGACCGTTGCATACCAGCCATTGGAAGGCTTAGTAACGTACCCACCAGCAAGAGCCACGTCAAGCAACCCAGAATAAACACCATAAAATATAAGAATTATAATTATTGCCCCAAGTGTAACCCTAAAACCAAGACCATAAAGT